TTGCCAGTAGAAATTGCATCATTAAATGCAGATTTATCTTCATCACTACCTGCTACATCAGGTGTATCGTCATCTTCATCAACAGGTGCATACGCTAAAACGATTTCCAAATGGTCTACGTTTCTTTGTACGAGTTCGTTGATTTCTGATTGCTCCATGCCTTCAACATTCCAAGTTCCAGCGTTTACTTCGTTAATTAAGTTTACGCTATCTGTTGCTGCTGTTAAGACTTCGCTTACTGTTTGTGCCATATTATTCTCCTTTTAAAGTTTGTATTTCGGCTTTTAATTCATCTACTGTTGTAGACAGTTCTTGTACTGCTTTAACTAGAATTGGTATCAATGCTGCTTCAGCAAGTTCTTGTTGACCTGATTCTCTTTCAGACCACATTTTAAAACCATCTTTTATTTCAGAATGATTATCTATAGCTGTTTTAACTTCTTGTGCTATAAAACCATGTTCTGTTGTAGAAAATTTAAAGACTTCTGTTGAATCTTTTTCATAACCTTTAAATGTTTCAGGTAAATCACCTTTATTTTTATATTTAAAAGTTCTTGGTTTTAAATCATTAATAAAAGATAAACCTGCTGTTGCATCTGTAATATCTTTTTTGACTCTTTCATCTGAAACAGTTGCCCATGCTGTACTACCATGATTTGTTCTAATATCGCTACTACCACTACCAAGAGTTGTAGTACTTGCAGTACCAGTTACATCATATCCAATAACAATAGCATGAGAAGTATTTGAAGCATCTGTATCAGTTTGATTACCTAACAATACATTTCCAACACCTGTTTGAAGTGAAGTAGCATGAGTACCAGCTTCAAAACCAACAAAAACATTTTCATTACCTGTAGTCAAAGCACCACCAGCACTCTGACCCATTGCTACGTTATTCGCACCTGTAGTGTTATTTGCTAAAGCACTCTTACCGATTGCTACGTTACTTGCTCCTGTAGTGTTTGATAATAAAGCGGCATAACCAACTGCTGTGTTGTTTGATGCGGTTGTGTTAGCGTTTAAAGACCCAAATCCAAATGATACGTTTGCAGTACCTGTAGTATTAACTGATAAAGAGCTGTAACCAACTGCTGTGTTGCTATTAGCTGTAGTGTTTGCTCCTAAACTGTTGTAACCAATAGCTACATTATTAGAACCTGTAGTATTTGCGTCTAAAGAACTTAGTCCCATTGACACATTTAAAGTACCAGTTGTTATTGACGCACCTGAACTTGTGCCAACTGCTGTGTTGTGTGAACCTGTTGTACAAGCTGTTAATGCACTAAAACCGACTGCTACATTATTATTTGCTTCGGTATTAGCATCTAAAGCTAAAGAGCCAACAGCTACATTTTGAGTACCTGTAGTGTTTTCTTCTAAAGCTAAGTAACCAATAGCTGTATTGTTTGATGCTGTAGTATTTGATGTTAAAGCATTACGCCCGAAAGCTACATTTGCAGTTCCTGTAGTATTAGTAAACAAAGAATTCATACCAACTGCTGTATTATCTATAGCTGTTGTATTGTTATACATTGAATTTTTACCTAAAGCTACACTTCCAGCCCCTGTGGTGTTTGAAAGTAAAGCACCAGACCCAACTGCGATATTATCAGCACCTGTAGTGTTTGCATTTAACGCTAAAGCACCAATAGCAGTGTTATTTAAACCTGTTGTAGTTTCACCTAAAGCACCATACCCAACAGCAGTACTACCTGTTATTGTAACACTTGTATGATTTTGAGAACCTAATGCTCCGAAACCAACTGCTGTAGTTCTAGCACCTTGAGTATCTGCATCTAAAGATGCATATCCTATAGCAACATTTCTTCCACCTGAAACTTGTGCTGTCAAAGCACCACTACCTATTGCAGTATTAAAGTTTGAGTCAGTAATTGCAGTACCTGCTGCATTACCTATTATAGTGTTATTACTAGCTGTAGTTACGCTATCAAAAGCTGTATTACCCAACGCTACATTACTATCTCCAGTTGGATAATTACCATCAAGTTTAATTGTTCCACCATCTACTGATAAGCCTGATGTATTAGCTGTACCTGAAAGGTGGAGGTCTTTGAAGCCTACACTTGATGTGCCTAAATCTGTATTATTATTAACAGGGTCTCCTGTTTCATCTGATGGTAGAATAGCATCATTTGTAGCTGTTAAACCTGCACCTGATGCTCTTGGGTCAAGAACAATATAACTAACAGCTCCACCACGACTACCAATACTTCCAACTGTTGAGCTGTCTTTTCTGAATAAAACTAAATTACCATCATCTGTTAGTCTATCAATTAAAAGAGGTTGACCACCATCTCTTGTTGCAACTAAAAGACCATTTTCTCTTGCTTCAATTCCAACTGTGCTTGTATTAGCAACAACCTTACCCACCAACACATTTTTACTACTATCAATAGTTATAGCTGTAGAAGTAGCATTATCATCTATACCTGTTGAAGTAAAACCTGTAAGAGTTCCAACGCTTGTAATATTAGGTTGTGCTGCTGTGGCAAGTGTACCTGTAATGTTTCCTGAAGATTGTATAGTACCTGTAATATTAATATCACCAGTACCAGTTATATCGCTTGAATTTAAGTCTAAGTTACCACCAAGCTGTGGAGTTGTATCTTCAACAACATTGTTTATAGAAACAGCTTGTACTCTTGCATCAGTATAATAAAGGTTAGAGCCTTCTGATAGATCACTTGTAGACTTACCACCAAATGCAGAATTAAATCTTGCAGAAGTATAATAAAGATTACTAGTGCCTTCAGATACATCATCAGTATCTTTGCTTGCTAGTCTTGTATCAAATCTAGCATCAGTATAGTAGAGGTTAGAGCCTTCTGATAAATCACTTGTAGACTTGGCTGTAAAGGCTGAATCAAATCTTGCTTGAGTATAGTAAAGGTTAGAGCCTTCAGTTAGATCAGCAGTATCGTGGTTAGATAAGCTAGAGACAGTTCCAGTAACATTACCTGTTAAATTACCTTCTACATTAACTACTAAAGTTCCAAGTGAATTAAGTGTTATGTTTCCTGTAGCACTACCATCTGCTGTAGTAAGACCCATTGTAAATTTATCAACTGATTCATCCCACATAAAGATACTATTATCAGAAGTACCTCTATTGATAAGCATACCTGAATCATTTACAGGACTTCCTGTAAGACCTGCATTAAGTTGGAATAGGTTATCTTCTATATCTAAATTGGTTGTGTCTAAGGATGTTAGAGTTCCATTAACAGTTAAATTACCAGCTACTGTTAAGCTATCTGCAATTTGTACATCATCAGGTAGTGATAATGTTACATCTGCAGACTCACTACCACTTCCTGATACAGTAATCTTATTAGCAGTTCCAGTAATGGTTTGAATGTAATTGCCTGTAGTGTCAGTTCCTAGTGTTACTGAGTTAGCAGCTACAGTATTTGCTTGTATTCCAAGAGCATCAACAAAGGCTTTAGTTACTCTAGCATCTATAGCTGAATTTGCTCTTGTATCTGTATAGTATAAATTTGTGTTTTCAGTTAAGTCAGCAGTTGTCTTATTGCCAAATGCAGAATCAAATCTTGTTGTTGTGTAATATAAATTAGTTGTTCCTTCGCTTAAATCATCTGTATCTTTAGATGTAAAAGCAGAATCAAATCTAGCTGATGTGTAATATAAATTAGTGCCTTCTGCTAAATCAGAAGTAGACTTAGTTCCAAGTCTAGTATCAAAGTCTGTATTAGCTCTTCCTGATGTGTAATATAAATTAGTAGTTCCCTCTGAAACATCATCTGTATCTTTAGTGGCAAGTCTAGTATCAAAAGCAGAATTAACTCTTGCATCTGTATAGTAAAGATTAGAGCCTTCAGATAAGTCTCCAGTATCTTTAGTAGCTAATCTAGTATCAAAATCTGAATTAACTCTAGCTGTTGTGTAATATAAGTTGCTACCTTCAGTTAAATCACCTGTATCTTTTGTAGCTAATCTTGAATCGAAATCTGTATTTGCTCTTGCTGTTGTATAGTAAAGATTAGTATTTTCAACAACTATAGAAGTATCAAGTGTTGATGTAACTGCTTGATTAGAACCATTACCTATAAATATTTTGCCATTATCTAAATTAGGAGTAGCGTTACTTCTGCCAGCACCACCAACCTTAATAGAACCATTAACAGCATGACTTCTTAATACTTTACCTATGTTTTGTATTTGTGATGATTCTCCACTTGGAGCTGTAGTTGTATATTCACCTGCTGTTGTAGATACATAAAGTATCTCACCTACTGACTCATTAGAAGTATCAATAGATGTTAAATTACCAAAAGTAACGATTTGCAGATTGTTATTAGCATTAGCATCTTCTATAGCCATACCAAATGCAGGCATCTTAGAAGCATCATCAGCCTTTGCTTTACCTACTGTTGTTGTATTTCCTGAAACACCTGACACATAAACAACATCACCTTTAGATAATGCTTCATCTGCTTTTGCTGTAAATCTAACAGCACCATCAATATCACCAATAAATTCATTAGATGCAGTAACATTATTAAAAGTAACATCATCAGTTGTAGCCACAGATTGCCCTATAGCAACACTAGGAGTAGAACCTTCACCAGTTCCACCTGTTACTGTTACTCCAGTACCACCTGACATAGATTCAACATAATCACCAGTTGTATCAGTTCCTAAAGTAATTGAGTTAATTTGCACAACTGTATCTATATCAACATTAGTACTACCATCAAAGGATACTGAACCTACTACATCACCTGATAAAGATATGGTTCTAGCTGTAGTTAATATGTCAGCAGAGTCTGCATTACCTGTTAAATCGCCAGTGACATTACCTGTAACATTACCAGTTACATTACCAGTGACATTTCCTGTTAAATCGCCTGTAAATGTATTAGATGCAGTAATACTAACGCCTGTAGTAATCCAAGCATTATCAGCAGCGTTTCTGATCTTTAATACACTGCTAGATGTATCTACCCATAACTGATGAGCAAAGGTAGTTGATGGTTCTGTTGAGCCACTATTAACAGTTGCAATAGCTAAAAGGGCGTTGTTTAAATCTGCCCTAAAGTCTGCACCTGATTGGTTTGCTATGTTGTAATCGTGTTGTGCCATAATAAAATCCTATTTTATATATCTTAAATCATTCAGGGTTACTTGGAAATATAACATCAGCAATATTATTAGCTGACTGATATAAAGATGGTAAGTCTCTTAATTCCTGTCTATATGTTGCCCATTCTTGTTTCTTAGAATCAGATAAAGGACAGTCATTTAATTGAGTCCAGTCTGATTCTTTTAGTAATTCGTTTCTTTGTATTCTTATTGTTGGGAAAAAATCAACAACCTGCTCTACTGCTTCACCATCAATAATTTTATAATTATCAACGTCATAAATACCCTCTATTATTGATTGTCCTTCTTGTAAAGGTATATCACTTAAAGCAACATTTGTTGCACCACTCTCTAAGACTTCTCCTGTTGCAGTGTTGTATGTTGTGTATTCTATTATCGTATTCATTTTATTGTGTGTTATCTACAAATACATATAAAGACTGATATGTACTTCTTAGTTTTGTTATCCATCTTACTCTCCAATATACTTTATTAGCATTTACTCCTGAAGTTGGTAATCCTGAGATAGTTCCATTATAAGCAAACACATAAGTTCTAAAAGTACCTGCTGCCATAGTGACATTTTGTATACCACCTGCTGCTTGAGTATATGTAGAGCCACCATTGACACTGTATTCTAAAACACCATTTGTACAGTCACCATAAACACCAGTCCAAATTGCTTGATATGAAGCACCATCTCTAACTTCATCTACTACACATGTAGTTAAATAATTTCCTGTTGTTGATGTTATTGTTGTAAAGTTTGTTGAACCTCTTTGAAAAGCACTAGCAAAACTTGATAAAGGAACTGCTGAACCTGTATGAGAAATAATATCAGCAGATACGTCTGCAAAATGTTTTACATTTAAAGTATCAACATTAATTCTAGCTGCATCTAATTGGTCTGCTGTTATCTTAGTTGCTGATATGCTTTGCACTTTGTCATTAGTAACAGCATTACTAGCTATTTGAGTTGTATCTACACCACCTGATTTAATAATTAAGTTACCACTACCATCAGTATCTAAAGTAACCCCATCAATTAATATCTTATCTGCTGATAGATTATTGATTCTTGCATTATCAATAAGAACAGTACCACCACTAACAACAAAAGGACTTATGCTTGAACCAGCATCATTATCTATTTTAAAAGTATCAGCTAAAAAAGCTATTGTGCTAGTAGCACCAGTTCCTGAATCAGCATTGCTGTTAAGAACCATTTGTGCAACTTTGCCATTTGCATTTAATTGCAATACATAAGATGCAGAAGCATTGTCATTGATATCTGTTATTGCTGATGCATTAGTTGTAACAGATGCTGTATTACCAGCAACTGTAGAAGTTAAAGATGTAATATCAGAAGCAAGAGCAGTATCTGCATTAGCTCTTGTTGTCGCTTCGCTAGTTATAGCAGAAGTATTGCTATTAACTGTAGAAGTAAGACTTGTAATATCTGATGCTAAAGCAGTGTCAGCGTTAGCTCTTGTAGTAGCTTCAGAAGTAATAGCAGAGGTATTTCCACTGACTGTAGAAGTTAAGCTAGTTATATCTGCTGCTAAAGCTGTATCAGCGTTTGCTCTTGTAGTTTGTTCAGTGCTTATTGCTGATGTATTGCTATTAACTGTAGATGTAAGACTGGTTATAGCACTAGCATTAGCTGAAGTATCAGTTGTAAGAGTAACTATATCTCCCTGAGCTGTAGCTATGTTTGTTGTGTTAGTAGATACAGTTGAGCTTAATGAGTTGTATAAAGTTACTAATGAAGAATCTCTAGCCTTTACCCAACCATTGTTAGATGCATTTCTAACATACATCTGATTATTATCATCAGTGTCTGCCCACAAATCTTGAGGTTGTAATGCAGAGCTATCACTTCTTGTTGTTGGAGCTGATGTAGATTTTATTAATTGTGTTGAATTAGTACCACCAGCATTGATTGCAGATTGCACATCAGCACCAATTTTATCTAGTGTTACTGCATCATCTTGTATATCTGCTGTTGCTGTAGGAGCATCACCTATAGTAAAGGTTAAGGTAGCAGGTGATGATTCTGAGCCTAAAGTATTAAGTGAGCTAACACTTGCAACATAGTTAGCATCAACAGGTAAAAAATTAAGATCACAATTCTCTACATCAACAATAGTGTTTTTAACTTGATTACTAGAACTATCTACAACATTAACTCTGTATTGATAATTAGGAAAATCAGTTGGTTCGTTCCAAGATAAAAATGGTCTACCTGTAGAACTAGAATCAGTATCAGTAAATGATAATCCTGTTGGAGCTTTAACTGCATAAGCAGAGGGTAGGTTAGCTAATTCTTCTACTGGTTCTTGAGGTGGTACTTCCCATGTATAAACATCAAAATATTCTATTAAGCTAACAGCAACTAATCCATTAGGCTGTAATTCTAATGCCTCTACTCTACAAACTTTACCTGAGAATCCTAAGCCTGCATAAGTTAAATCTACTATATCTCCTACGTTGAGTTTATACATCTCAGGAGTTCCTAAGAACTGCATGGTAGTTTGATTTCTACTTCTAGTTAGAATTGCCTTACCCATGTTATAAGCTATATATGGGTCGCTTATATAAGGGAACTCAGCTTTTATTTCTAATATTTCATCACCATCATCTGAATAATATTCAGGACTTGCATCATGTAAAACTGTAGCTGTATCTAGTTCGTATCTTTTATTAGCATTAAAGAACTCAACGATAACTTTATTTGCTTTTTTGTCTTTATTGCCATAATCAACTGATATACCAGCATCAGCAATAATATGATTATCATTAATGCTAAATGTAGAAGTACCTGTATCTTCTATTGATAATTCATATTTACCATTTATATATAAAAAGATACCTCTCATGTTTGCAAGAAGCTCTTTTGCATTATCCATTACATTCTTATTAGCATCTAAATAGCCATTACAATGAAATCTTTTAACTTTAACTAAAGAAGAACCTGTTTGTGAAGAATATGTAGAGCCAAGAGTATCGTTAATGTAAACAATAAGCTCTTCATTCTCATCATAAAAATTATCTCTTCTCATGGCTATAATTTCTTTTCCATCTATAACGCCATTACCATTTGTGTCATATATATCTATTAGCTCTCCAACTTTGTTTTGCCACCAAGTAGTAGTAGCACTAGTTCCACCAATAGTTATGAAGTTATCTCCAGCATTGCCTGACCAAGTAAGAGATTGAGCTACACCATTAAAATAAGGCTGATCAACTTCTGTATCACAAACATTAGCAGCAGTAGTAAATGTGCTCATGTTAATTTGTGATTGTGTTAATCCTTTACCATATTCATTATTGGTTATGTAATCTAAGAAAGTTAATGCAGGATTATCTGAATATTCATAAGTAGATACAGTTCCAAATGTTTGATTTGTATCTCTAGGGTCAAATACTTTTTTTCCTCTTACTTGAACTGTTAGTTGTGGTACGCCTTTCCAAATACCCTCTTTATCATAGCCATAATGAGCTGCAATATAACAAACACCATTTAATTTATGTGCTGATGTCCAGTTAGGCATAGAAGCAACAAGCATAGGGTCTGCTGTTTGTGTTGCAGCTCCATGATGTAGATTCATAACATATCTATATTTTTGTGTAGGACTAGAGCCAAAACCACCAGCACCAGCATCTATACCAGTACCATTTTGTGAAACTGTATTTAATGAGCCTGAACCTGAAGATATCTTATCTGAACCAATATAACCCCCATCTCTAAATCTTGCAGAGTCAGTTAAAGGGTTGCCATCAAGTTCAATAGTCCTACCTAGTATTTCATCACACTCACCAACTGATAAAGCATAGACTACATATAAATCTCTTGAGTCATTAGCAGATACATCCATATATATAACTTGAGCACCAACTCTACGAGTTCCATAAATAACAGGTAATTTTCCACCAGCAGAAGTTTTATTAGCTAAAATATCTTGACCTTTAGCCTGCATCTGTCTTGCCTGCATAAAACCTTTAACACCTACAATTAATGTAGCTGATTGAAGTGTAAAGCTAACAGGATTATTTACAGCATAACTAACTACAGCCTTACCTACATCTAAGAAAAATTTTCCAACTGCACTCCAAAATGACATTTACATTCCCCACCTTACATCTGATTTAACTTGAGTAGCGAACTCAAAACCCTTATCCCCAGTGCTAAAACTTTGTTGTGATTCGTCAGAATAATGTCTACCTTTAGTTAAGTTCCAGTTTGCCCAATGCGAAGCTACTATTAAAGATAATGTTGAACCATTAATACTTTCATCTATAGATACACTTCTTATTTGTCCTGTAAAATAGTTTATTGCACCTATAATCGTTTCATCTGAGTTGAAATAAGCCAAATATATTTCTACAGTTTTGTCTGTAAAAGAGCCATCTTGAACTAAAGACCTTACTTGGTCTGTAATGTTAGAAAATCCAATTGTAATTTCATTAACTTCTAATTGTCCTGTTTCCATAATTGCATCAACTGATAAAAAAGAACCACCAGCTTCATAAGAATTAGAATTATATGTAATATCTGAATACCAATCAGTTAATCTGATGGTAGATGATAAGTTAAGCTCAACTAAAAAAGCTGTCTTAGTTGCTGTTGATGATACTTGAGTTTGTAGATCAGTAGATAAACTTCTTGGCATTAGGCTATAACCTCTCTAACATCAAATGAAATACTGTAAAAACCATTAGCACTTGTTGAAT